GAGCTTTTGATTTCACTAAATAATATACCGAGTGAGATTAAGGATAGGATTATCCAAGAGTATGACTCGGAAGCAGGTAAAGATAGGAACCAACTGTTCAACTACTTTATCAAACACAAACTAAAGTTTTTAATGGAAAACATTTCGGAATTCTAATGATGAAACGCATCTCCCAAATTCTCGAGGAAGCTGCTGCGCTTCCCGATGTACAATCCCGAGTAGAACACTTACACAAACATGATAGTGTAGTCCTGCAAGGTGTCCTTAAAGTTATGTTCGACGAAGATATCAATATGGATCTTCCAGACGGCGAACCTCCCTACAAACCAGCGACTCAAGAACAATCTTCTGATTTAGAAGAGCGTTTGTATTCAGAGTGGAAGAAGATGTATCTTTTCCTTCCTGGAAACAACGTTGCTAGGATTCGTCGCGAACAACTATTCATTCAATATCTCGAAGGATTACATCCCGAGGACGCAAAATTAATCCTTGCTATGAAGGAGCATCGTACACCGTGGAAACCGATGTCGGCTCATGTTGCTAGGAAGGCATATCCGCAATTGTTTCCCAAGCAAGTTGCAGAAGATAATGCTAAAGCTGAAAAAGAAGCTAAGACACAAGCTGTATGACTATAAAACGAACGTCTTTTCACGAAAGGGAAGACAACATCAAAAAACCAAAACGTCCTGAGCGCAAAGAACGTAATCTCAAAAATGCACTTAGGTCTAACGATCTCGACCATCTGCTGGAATATACCGAAGATGAGTTTGATGACGAAGAGGATTATCGATGGAAATGATAACATTCGCAGGTATTTTGGTAATTCTTGGTTGCTATGGCTGGTACATGCACCGACAAGGTAAGACCGCTGGCTTTATCAGGGGTGCTATTTGTGGCGGAAGCGTAGTTCTTTCTCAGCTCATACATGAGAAAACGCTGACGCGCACACAAGCAAAACAGATTCTTCCAGCACTTAATAATGAGTTAATTGATCACTTTATAGAGCAGATTAAAGATGCCACTGTACAATCTCAAAAACACCGAAACTGAAGAAGTCTTCGAAAAGTTTATGAAGATCTCCGAGATGGAAACATTCCTCTCGGAGAATCCGCACGTCATACAATGGCATGAAACGCCAACAACATTTAGCTATAACGACGCTAAGAAACCAGACGCTGGTTTCCGCGAAGTTCTACAAAAGATTAAATCCAAACACAGGGGGAACACTATAAACGATTGGTGATGAATCCATAAACAAACACAACAAGGATCTTCAATGAAAAGAACCGCCAAAACAGCAGCTAAGAAAGTGGTAAAGATTAATAGTTTGGGCTTAGAGTTAAGAGAGATAAATCCTATGACAGAAACGCAGAATATAGTGTTTCGTTCTTTCTATGATAATCACTTACTTCTCCACGGAATAGCTGGTACAGGTAAAACATTTATTTCGTTATATCTTGCGTTAAAGGAAATGTTGGAATATGGTACATTCAAAAAGATCTATATTGTTAGAAGCGCAGTGGCAACACGCGACGTTGGCTTTATGCCAGGAACATTGGATGAAAAACTAAGAGTTTATGAGCAACCCTATCGAGAAATCGTAAACAACCTGCTAAGTCGCGGTGATGCTTATGATATTCTCAAGAGTAAAAATGTAATAGAATTCATGTCAACCTCGTTCATTCGTGGTTTGACTATTGACAATGCAGTAGTGATTGTAGATGAGATTCAGAACCTTTCGTTCGCGGAACTTGACTCAGTTATCACTCGTGTAGGCGAAGGGACAAAGATTGTCTTTTGCGGTGACTTCCGCCAAACTGACTTAAAGAATGCAAAAGAAAAGAGCGGTATTCATGACTTCATGAGTATCTTAGATAAAATGAAAAAATTTGACCACATTGAGTTTTTAGAAACCGATATCGTACGATCTGGTTTGGTTCGCGATTATATTGTCACTAAGACGGAGATGGGTCTGGCATAGGAATATATGAAAAAGATTTTATTAGCAGCAATGCTTGCAGTATCCTCCCAGTCCGTCGCAGCGGATTGGGAGATGGTTCCCAGCTCAGAGTTCTGTATCGCAAGAAACGGAATTGATTGGGGCAATGGTAATATCGGCGAAACACGATTTGGTTGGTTTGACGATAAACTCTATCTTTCCGCAATCAACGCAAAGTGGAATATCAAAGCCAGTAAAGAAAACCCATTCGAGAGCACAGCTGAAGCTGACTTTGACGGGATCCGCATTCCAGTTATGGTTTATTCGCGCGACTCGAGCACCGTAATTGTGGAACTCGAAGGCTCAGTAGAAAACCTAGACATCATCGTTAATTCTAGCGCAATGAAAGTTTATGCAGTTGGAAATTATGATGACTTCGTGTTTGGCTTTGAACTTGATGACATGAAGCAAGCTATTGCTCGTGTCGGTCAATGCTACTTTACAACTAAAGTATGACACCGTCTGACCTTTGTGTAGCGTGTGGTATGTGTTGCGACGGAACAATGTTCGGCAACGTAGTGGCGCACGACCACGAATTAGTACAGATGATATTCCTCGGTGCGGAAACCAAGTACAAGGAGGAAGAGGATAAACACTTCTTCCTTCAACCTTGTCCCGCGCACGTGAACGGAAGTTGCTCTATCTACGAAACAAGACCAAAGACCTGTTCTGGTTACAAGTGTGCTTTGTTGAAGCGTGTTCTCCGAAATGAGATTACACCAGAACAAGCCATGAAAAAAGTTGAGCGTGTAAAGAAAGCAAAGGAAGACTTGGGTGTTGCTTCAGTAAGAGAAGCAAGACAATTGAAAACTGAAGAAGCAAACCGCTTTGTTCAAGATATGCAAAATGGGTTCTACGGACCAAAGAAGAAGTGATGTTCAAAAATAGAATTGATGAGTTCGTTATCCCGCAGATTATGCAGGTTAATGAAGATGGTAAGCGCACCTATAAAACACCGTCGGGGAAAAACTATCCCTCGTTGACTGGTGTTACTGGTTTGCTCGGACGCGAAGGAATTAAAGCGTGGCGAGCCAGAGTAGGTGAAGCTGAAGCAAATCGTGTATCGCGTATGGCATCCAGCCGTGGTACATCGATGCATACATTAGCAGAACACTATATCCTCGACGATATAGAGGGCTTTGCTAATGTAGCACAAAAAGCCATGCCCGACGCAATACAAATGTTCAATACTCTCAAAGAGAAAATTGACATGGGCTTGGAAGAAATCCTAGCAGTAGAAGCCAGACTATGGTCAGACGAATTAGAAGTCGCTGGCACGGTTGACTGTATAGGGAAGTATATGGCTAAATATGCAGTAATGGACTGGAAGACTTCTCGTAAAGAAAAGTCCAAGGAACAAATAACCAACTACTTTTGCCAAGGTGCTGGTTATGCTAAAATGTGGGAAGAAAGAACTGGTATGAAAATCGACCATGTTTTAATCTTTATTGCCACAGAAGAAACAGGAAAGACCCACGTATATCATGCCTATGTTGACGAACACATCAACCAGCTTAAAGATCTAAGGGAACAGTTCCGAAATGAGAATCACTATTAAGGGTGGTACAGAAGAGCAAAGGTTGCACGCTAAACAATTCTGTAAGTTCTTCGCGAAGAAGTTCTTCAAAGACGAACTATCAAAAACTCTCTCTGTAAAAATAGAGCATCATCCGTATGTTCATGACGTCACCGATCTCGCTGATTGTGTATGGACGGATGAAGAAGATCCACCAAAGAAATACCACATTCAGATTTTCGCACCAGACGATATCCTTCTGGTAAACTACCTTAGAACTCTCGCTCACGAAATGGTGCATATCAAGCAATATGCGAAACGCGAACTCCGCCAACTCCCAAGCACAAATAACGAAATCTGTAAATGGCTAGGAAAGCGATATGAGTGGGAAATGCACTACTGGGATCGCCCTTGGGAAATTGACGCGCATGGACGCGAAAAAGGATTAGTGATTGATTATGGCAAAGCATACAATATGGGAACGACCCTGCAAAGCGTATTTTGACCTGAACCCGACCCTGACCCCTGTTTTACCCTAATGTTTGCGACTTTTTGACCTAAGTCATTGATTTTATTAGGTTTTTTCGTTTAAGTGGACTGAAAACCACCCCTAAAAACTCCTTATAAATCAAGGGCTTGCAGCCGAGGTCTATTTTGTGACCGACCCCGACTGGCTCGGTTTACCATTATTTTACTTTGAACCCCAAATAGGGTATAATAATTGAACTGGTAAAAGCCAGTATTACATCTATGTTTAATATAATGAGGAAACACAATGAGTAAGAATACTAACTCGCAGAAAGAAACCGTCCTGAATGCCCTGAAAAACGGCAAGACTCTGACGACCGCCCAAATCACCAACAGCTACAAAGTCACTTCGGCTTCTGAAGTCATCCGTCAACTTCGTTCGGAAGGCTATGCTGTTTACACCAACACTGATAGCAATGGCAAAACCACCTATCGTCTTGGCACCCCGAGCCGTCGCATGATTGCTGCTGCTTACAACGCTGGCGGTTCTACGCTGTTTACCCGCAACTAATACTTAATAGTTGTTAAGAAATGGGGGAGGTCAAACTCCCCCTTTCCTATAAATAATTTCTCGT